CGAGCGTGAACTGATCGAGGCGCAGGCGCGCGCCACCGTCGCCGAATTGCGCGCCGAGGTGATGCAATTGCGCGCGGTGCTGGAAAAGACCTTCGGCGACAAGCTGGCCGAAGTCAGGGATGGTAGCCCGGGACCGCGCGGTGAGCCCGGCGCACAGGGGCTGCAAGGCCCGCAGGGGCCTGCCGGTGAGCGCGGCGAGCCGGGCGAGGCAGGGCCAGCCGGTCCGGCCGGGCCAGCCGGTGCGGATGGGACGCCCGGGACGCCCGGATTGGCGGGCGAGAAGGGCGAGCCGGGTCCGGCCGGTGAGCGCGGCGAAGTCGGTCCGGCCGGTGTGGCCGGTATTCCCGGCGCGGACGGCCAGCCCGGGATGAATGGCGCACCCGGCGAGCGCGGCGAAAAGGGCGACCGGGGCGAAACCGGGGCTCCGGGACTGTCGATCAAGGGCGAGCGCGGCGAACGCGGTGAGCGCGGGCCGCCGGGCGAGGCTGGAAAAATGGGTTTGCGTGGCGAACCGGGGCAACCCGGCGCACGCGGAGAGCCCGGCACACCCGGCGAGCGCGGCGAGCGTGGCCCCATGGGCATTCTGCCGTGTGTCAAAATCTGGGAGCCGGGCGTCCATTATGCCGGTCACGTCGTGACCAAGGACGGCGCGACCTATCAGGCGCTGCAGGATACGGCGGCGCAGCCGGGCGAGAGCAAGGACTGGATTTGCCTCGCGCGCGCGGGCGCGGACGGACGTTCTGTTGAGGTTCGCGGTCTGTTCGATCCGGCAGCGGACTATCGCAGGCTCGACATCGTCGCGCTCAACGGCAGCAGCTTCATCGCCAAGAAAGACGCTCCCGGGCCATGCCCCGGCGCGGGCTGGCAACTGATGGTGAGCCAAGGCAAGGCCGGGCAGCGCGGCGAACGTGGACCGACCGGCGAGAAAGGCGTGCGCGGCGAGCCCGGGACGCCCGCGCCCGTGATTCAGAAATGGCTTATCGACCGCGCAAGCTTTGTGGCCGTGCCGGTGATGTCCGATGGCCGGGAAGGCCCGCCGCTGCAGATGCGCGCCTTTTTTGAACAATTCCAGATTGAGGCGCGCTGATGCGCTTCACCGCTTTCATCCCGGCGCTGATCAGCCTGCATACCGTGAGCGGAATCGTGGTGCAGGTGAATCCTGAGTTGATCACGCATATGCGCAGCCCAGAGCCCGGGCATTCATCCTTCATCGAGAAAGCCAATTGCATGATCAATCTGTCGGATGGGAAATTTGTAACAGTCGTCGAGACGTGTGACGCCGTCCGTCGCGCCATCGATGACGCGCGAAGATGACGGGGGCATCGCATGGCTGATGTCACCGTCAACATCATTACACCGGCCGACAGCTTCGCGCTGATCACGCTGGAGGAATTGAAGCTGGCGCTCGGCCTGTCGGTCGCCGACACGTCGAACGACACGCAACTGCAATTCCTGATCGACACCAATTCGGCGGTGATCTCGACGCTGACCAACCGCATCTTCGCCCGCGAGAAGCTGACCGAGACGTGGCGCGATCTCGCTTGCCGCAGGCTCTATCTGACGCATTGGCCGGTGAAGAAAACCGACATCGAAAGCGTGACCACGGCTGGCGTTGCGCGGACCGACTTCGAACTGGAGGAAGGTTCCGGCAAGCTGTCGATCTTCAGCGACCGGCGCGAGGACATCGTCGTCACCTACACGGGCGGTTTCAATCTGCCGGACGAAGCACCGGATGCACTGAAGCAGGCGGCGGCGCTCTTGGTCAGTGCATCGAAGGCGGAGCAGTCCGCCGCGTCGCTGACCGGCGTGCGCATGATCGCGCACAAGGAATCGCGCGTGATGTTCCATAGTCCGTCATCCGGTGGCGGCGGCAGCAGCCCTTCCAGCACGCAGGCGCGCGAAACCGTCAAGGCCCTGCTGTACCACTTCACGCGGCAATGGATTTGAGCGATGCCATTCGAGGTCAAGATCGAATCGGAAAAGCTGCTGCAGCAATTCGAGGACGTGCAGAAGCGCGTCACCGAACTGGATCAGAAGCTGCCGGAAGTTTTCCTCGACTGGCAGCGCGAGGACATGAACCGGAAATTTCCCAAGGTCGATGAAAAGCAGGGCCTGTCGGTCACCACCTTGGTCTATCCGCGCTCGCGCCGGGCGCGGCTCGCGCGCAATCCGCTCGGCCGTTCGACCAACCGCAAGCAGCCGCGCCGTGTACTCGGCGGCAAGCGCCCGATCCTGCGGCCGTTTCTGGTCGAGATGCTGTTCAAGCGCATGGTCGAAATGTGCAAGGAGGCCATCGAGTGGCGGTAAATTTCTCGACGCTGGTGTATCTGCCGAATTATGACACCTTCGCGCGTGCCGTCACCATCACGCCGCTGGCGTCGCAGCCCGGCATGCCCGCCTATACCGCGCGCGGGATTTACGACACGCGGCCCATCGACGTGCAGGCGCTGGACGGCTCGATCATTTCCGATCAGCAGACCATTCTCGACATTCGCGAAGCGGAGTTTTCCGTCCTGCCGCAGCAACTCGACCGGGTTTTTATCGGCTCCGATGCCGATGCCGGACCGGCGCTCGGCGATTTTGAAGTTGTCGATGCCGACAGCAACGGCGGCGGCGAGACGACATTGGTGCTGCGCAAGATCGTGACCGCCAAGCCGTCATGACCGCACAAAACACATCGGTTTTCAGCTACAGCATCGTCATCCGCGACATGCTGCTGGCGAAGCTGAAGACCGCGCCGTTTTTCGCGGGCTTCACCATCCGCAAAAGCCGCCAGCTTCCGGCGCAGCCCGAGCAATTGCCGTTCCTCGGCGTCTACATCATCAGCGAAGACATGACGCCGGACGGCGACGCCAATCACGGCGACATCGATTTCATCCATGATCTGAAGCTCGGCTTCTCGGTCGCGGTCGTGAACAACGATCCGGAAGCCTGCGAGGAAAAGCTGGATCAGTCGTTCTGGGCGATCATGAACACGCTGTGGCGCGATCCGTATCTGATGAACATGATCGACACGCGCGCCTATCCGGGCGGCATCGGCAATCCCGACAACACCCGCATCGAGGCCGTGACCAAGGGCTCGCGGCGGCATGTCTTCGGCGCGGCGCTGCTCAACAACGAAACGCCGCTCGGCGAGATGCGCTATGAGGCGACGATACGCTATCGCGCCGACTACGCGCCGATCATTACCGACGATCTCCTGCAAGTCGGCTTGAGGACTGGCGTCAAGCCGGGAGAAACCGAAGCCGAGATGGCGAAGCGCCAGCAAGTCCGCGCGGAATATGTATTCGAACCAGAAGAGGAATAGAGCCATGGTTGATACCAAAACCACCGTGCAGTCGAAGCAGGCATCGAAGCAGAAGCCGGAAGACCCGCGCGCCAAGCTCCGCGAAAATCGCGCGCACCGCCTGAAGATGATCAAGGGCGACCGCCCGGCCACGGTCAAGGTTTTCGCCGCGAGCGAAGACCTGCAGCGCGTGATGCGGCATCCCAGCGGCGTTCGCTTCCGCGACGACATCAACGAGGCCGTCGAGTGGCCGAACGACAGCTTCACCGCGCGCCGCATCGCCGATGGCTCGGTCAGCACCGAGAAAGGCGCGGCAGGCACGCAGGCCAAGCCCGAAGACCAAGAAAAAATGAATGCGCGGGAAATCGCGGCGGCGCGCAAGCCGAAAAAGGAAGAGCCGACGAAGAAGCAGCCGGAAACGCCACCGCCGCCTGCTGCCTGAATTCCGTCAGCAGCGCAACAGCCAACCCAAAGAGGTAAGTCATGCCGATCTCATTCGCCAACATTCCCGCCGATTGGCGGCTCCCGCTATTTTGGGCCGAAGTCGATCCCAGCAAGGCCGGGCTGTGGACCATCCGGCAACCTGCGCTGCTGGTCGGCATCATGACCGACGAAGGCGTGGCGCTGCCGGACGTGGCCGTCCCGATTGGTTCGCAGGCGCAGGCCGATAAGCAATTCGGTCAGGGCTCGCAACTCGCGCTGATGTTCCGCGCTTTCTTCGCGGGCAATTCCTCGCATGAAGTCTGGGGCCTGCCGCTCGCCGAACCGGCGGCTGGCGTCGCCGCGACCGGCACGGTCATCGTCTCCGCTGACGCGGGCGGGCACGAGGCTGGCACCATCCATCTCTACATCGCCGGAAAGCACGTGCCGGTGAATATCGGTGCAGCCGACACGGTCGAGCAAATCCACACCGCGATGGCGGCGGTGATCAACGAAGACTTCGACCTGCCGGTGTCGGCGGTTGCCACCGCGACCGAGGTGACGCTGACCGCGCGCTGGGCCGGAGCCAGCGGCAACGACATCGACGTGCGCGACAGCTATTACGGCCGCATGGGCAGCGAAGAACTGCCGACCGGCATCAGCGTCGCCTATTCCACGGGCGGCATGCTTTCGACCGGCGTCGGCGTGCCGGTGTTCGATACCGCCATCGCCAATCTCGGCGAGCGGCCATTCGAATACGTGGCGCTGCCCTATACCGATTCCACATCGCTGATGGCGTGGGATTTGGAATATGGCTTCACCGACAGCGGGCGCTGGGGCTGGATGCGGCAACTCTACGGCCACATCTTCTCGGCCAAGCGCGGTGCCTATGCCGACATGCTCACTTTCGGCGAAGGGCAAAACAGTGGCCAATTGTCGGTGATGGGCGTCGAACTGGCGTCGCCATCGCCGGTCTATGAATGGGCGGCGGCCTATGCGGCGAAGGCCGCGCGCGGTCTGACCAATGATCCGGCCCGGCCGTTGCAGACCCTGTCGCTGACCACGATCAAGCCAGCACCGCTGCATGAACGCTTCAACCGGCAAGAGTTGAACACGCTTGCGGGCTACGGCATCGCCACGCAGGAAGTCGGCAGCGACGGTGCGCCGATGATCCTGCGGGAAAGCACGACCTACCAACTCAATCTCTATGGTCAGGGCGACGATGCTTATGAACTAGTGACGACGCTGGCGACGCTCGCGCGGCTGCTGCGCAATCAGCGGCAGGCGATCACGTCGAAATTCCCGCGCCACAAGCTGGCGAACGACGGCACCCGGTTTGGACCCGGTCAGGCCATCGTCACGCCCGGCCTGATCAAAGCCGAACTGGTCGCTGAATATCGCATCGACGAATTCAACGGCTTGGTCGAGGACGTGCGTTCGTTCAAGGAAAATCTGATCGTCGAGCGCGATTCCAACAACCCGAACCGGGTCAACGTCCTGTATCCGCCCGACCTGATCAATCAGCTTCGTGTCTTTGCCGTGCTTGCTCAATTCCGGCTGCAGTATGAGCGCGGCATCGATGTCCGGGGCGATAACGACGTGCGGCTGGCAGCGGCTGGCGCGGGCTAATC